CTTTTGTAGAATTACTAATGATTGTTTATATGTTGGTATGACAAAAAAACCAATAGGTATTAAAAAATGGAGATATATAATGAGCCATCATACAATTAAGAGTTTTAGAAAGAATATAGATAAATATTATTTACAAGTTATTTTTCCAAATGATATTCCATATATAGGGACTAATTATTATGAGGGATTTTTTATTAAGATATATAATGCAAAATTTAATCGCGGAAATTATGAAATGGGTTGTATTTCAACAAGTGATAAACATAAAATTCCATATCTTGAATATATGAAACCCAAACCAGAAAAAAAAACAACATTTCCAATTAATAGATGTGAATTATTAGAAATGTTTTTACAGATTAGTTATAAAGATATTTATGATAAAATTTATAATATTTTCCATGGTAGAGGTTGGACTGATATAAATAAAAAATATGATATTCTTAAATTTTGTAATTTTAAAGATTTTGATAAATCATTTAATTTAATTCATAATAATATAGATCTTAAACATGATGAAATAGTTTATTTATTTTTAAAACATAAATTATTAAATATAGATTTATGGAGTGATAGAGTTATACCAAGACATTATAATATACCAACTCAAAGAAATCAACCGAGATTTTTTAGTTCATTAGTTCGCAATTACAATAGATTTAAATGTGTAGATACAGAATATACAAACTCATTAATTTTAAGACCGACATTTGAAACTGATTATGATTTAATAGAATTTTAAATTTGAAAATAATATAAAGTCTATATTTTATATATATATAATGATATAAAAAATATGATGTTAATAAAAACCATAAAGGATACTGAATTATTTAAACATAGAATTTTATATGAAGACCCTTATAGATTAACTTATTTATTCTTTTGTAGAATTACTGATGAATGTTTGTATGTTGGAATTACACGACAAGATAGTAATGGGAAATTTACATATATTATGAATCATCACACATGTAAGAGTTTTAGAAAGAATTTGGATAAATATTATTTACGAATTATATTTCCAAATGAGATTCCATATATACACACTTACGATTATGAGGGTATGTTTATTGGTTTATTCAATACTAAATTAAATATCATAAAAGAAATGGGGGCGATTGAAACATATAATAAATATAAAATTCCATATCTTGAAGATATAAAACCAAAAGAAGAAGAAATCATTAATCATATAAATAGGTGTGATTTATTAGAAATGTTTTTACAGATTAGTCATAAAGATATTTATGATAAACTTTATCATATGTTTCAAAAAGAAACAAAAAGAAAAATAAATACAAAATATGATATTCTTAAATTTTGCAATTTTAAAGATATTGTTAAATCATTTAATTTAATTCATAATAATATAGATCTTAAACATGATGAAATAGTTTGTTTATTTTTAAAACATAAATTATTAGATATAGATTTATGGACTGATAGACGGAAGGAAGAAATTGGAATTGGTAGTAATAGAGAACGATTTGGAATTGTGGATAAACAATATTTAAAATCATTAATATTGAGACGGATTTTATAAAATCAATTCACTTAGTGGTTTAATATGTTCGATTTTAATATTAGCTAAACGTTTTCTTTCATCAATCCCTCTATCTGTTCGACCCCCAATATCATAGAAATACTCTCCAGCTTGTAATTCCCAGTAAAACAAACCATTATTACATTCCCATATATAAAAAACCCGTTTCCCATTATTTATGTAATCCCAACCTTCGTCAATTTTCCCTTCTTCGAAAAATAATGTGGGGTAAGCACCGAAATTAATTCTTCGTCTTTTATATTCAACACCGAACATATCATTTTGAAAATCTATTTTAGAATATTTATTAATAATATTATTATTAATCAATTCGCCAAACACTTTATCTAATTGGGGTTTAATTCGTTGTTCATTAGAAAATCCATATTGTAAATCTTGTTTCTTAATATTATTCATTATACTATTACTTATATATTTTTTTTCATTAATTAAACGGATAAAAACAATTTAATTAAAATATAATGTTACTTTTTCATTCTTAACAATCAATCCAAAATAACAAGATTGTTTTGAGATTCTATTATTATTTAATTCTTTTAAAATATGTTCGGGGATAATTGGATTGACTTGATTTATTTTATTTGGATCTTGATTATATAATCGACAAGCTCGACGAACACTTGGAATATCTCCGTATGAATGTATATATACAACATCATTCATTACTTCATTATGATTATCATAAACAGATTGATTTAATTTATAACCTTCAACGGCATAATGTATAATATTTTTAGACTTCATCATGATAATTCTTTTCTCATCTGCGTTTAATCTTTTAATTGGTGATTTGGTTTTTAAATATCTCGTTAATTCATCTTCATTTTTAATGTTGTACTCATTACTTGGATAATCAATTCCACTAATCAATTTGGGTATAACTTCAATTATTTCTCTTTTTGATAAAGCCCCATTAACTTTAACTTTTAAAATATCCATCATCTTTAATAAATCTTTTTTCGTATGAGTTTTATGAATATACATTTTTAATTATAATATATAATATATTTTTTTTTTATATTATATACTTATATAAGAAAGATGGTTTATAAAAGCGGAAAACTAAAAGGTGAATTAACAACACCAGAGATTAGGAAACTAATATCAGCACATAATAAATTAACTGATATTAAAATTAAAAAAGGAGCAACTCGTGATGATATAATTAAATTATTAAAAAATAATGGATGGAGTGTAGATCATGAAAAACAATCTTTAATTCCACTTGATAGACCACGAAAGAAAATCATTACTTTAAAAGAAGCTGACACAATAACTAAACCAAAACCAAAAACAGAATTACAAAAACAAAAATTAAAAGAGAAGAAAGAAGAAAAAGAAGTTGAGAAGAAAAAAGAAGTTCGTGAAATTAAAAAGAAAGCAATTGAAGAACAAAAAGCAATTCCAAAACCGAAACCAAAATCTAAACCAAAAGAAGAACCGAAACCCAAACCCAAACCAGTTAAGAAACAAACATTTAATTTAAAAAATAATAAAGTTATATCTGGAAAATCTCCACCAAAACCAAAACCAAAAGAAGTCCCCAAAGATTCCCATGTAATGCCCGATAGTTCTATTATGAAAAATAAAGATATGCCCCAAAAAGATAGTAACCCATTTATTGGAAAATCAACCGCCCCCAATGCAAAACCAACTTACAAACCAAAACCCAAACCAAAACCATCACCCAAACCAAAATCAGTTAAACCACCACCAAAACAAGACACAAGTGAAATTGATACTTATGATAAATTATCAAAATTTGTAATGGATAGAACAAGAAAATCAACATTTGAAATTGGTGATTGGATTAAGAAAAATAAATCGACTAAATTTAAATCTAAAAAAGAATTATTTAAAGCAGCAGATAATTTTATTAAACCTATAATGAACCCATTATTTGATATGATTGAAAAAGCACTCGAAGGTGATAAACCATTTATTAATAATAGTCAATATGAAACACTTGATACATTAGTCGAAAGGGTAAGGGAATATATGAGAGATAAACGAAGTGAATTACAGAAAAATATAGAAACAGAACCAGTTGAAGAACAGAAATAATTATTCATCTTCTGGTTGAGCCGTTTTCACATATACTTTCATTCCAGTAGTTGCGACATCATGGCCGAGGATTTTAGAATCATTCGCCATTTCTTCTTTAACATCAGCATATTTAGAAGACATATATGCCTTTCTTAATAATGTTGTACTAATAGATTTACCCATATATTTTTGAGAAGTTTTAATTAATAATTGACTTAAAGCATTTCGAGTTAGAGCTTTACCAGTTGATGATTTAAATAAAACACCCATTCCATTTACTTTAATAAAATATCTTAATAACTTTTTTAAATCTTTTGGAATATCTATTTTTAATTCTTCATATTTTTTACTTGTCTTATATTTATTTAAAACAAAATACATATTATTTTTTTCTAAAACTAAATAGTTTTTAGATTTTTTATCTTCTTCATTCAATTTGTTATAAACCCTTTTGTTAATAACTTCCATTCCAGCAACATCATTCCGCATTGGTAATCTTACATAAATATTAAATATTGTGAATACTTGTAATAGTGCAAGTTCTTTCGAATTTAAATTCTCTTTTTTCTTAATGGGTTTTAATTCTTCAGCCATTTTATTAATCATTTCATAAATTTCATCTGTGGTTGAAAAATTCTTACTTTGTTTATCACTAATAACACCGCTCTTTTGGTCTTCACTATATTTATCATTTAATTCATCTCTTTTTTTAGAATATGTTTCAATTAATTCATCATATTCTTTTTTACTATTTAGAGCCATTAACAATACAATAATCGCGTTTAAATGATTTCTTTGACTTGTATAATGTAGGTGACTTATTTTATCCATTACATTATCTGGTTTATCTAAAAAATCATAATTATCGGTATCAAAAATAGTTTTTAATTTTTTTAAATTTGTCATGTATTGTTTAATTGTGTTTTCTTTTAGGTTAGGTCGTGATTCTTTAATATCTTCCATAATATTATTTGATTCAATTGTCATTTATATATTATATATATATAAATTAATTTAAAATATAAAACGATAAAAAAAAGATTAATTATTTATGCAAATCTGGAAGTCATTTTTCCATCAACTAATTCACACACTTTTAATAGTTCCAACCAAACCCTTAATGTATAAGTTCCAGCAGTTAGGTTGGGGTTCTTGTAGGTTAGATCCATTCCACGACTATTAACTCGTTCCGCACGATTTGGACGAATACTATTCCAGAAGAAACGACCACTTAATCCCGTGTTTTGAATGTTCCCTTCGAATCCATGGGGTGTTATAGTTAAAGCACCAGCTTCTCTGGAATATTCCCCACGAGTAACCATAGGAACAGCGCCTTCGCTCTGTTGGGTAGTAGAGAATAAAAGAGCATTATTGGATCTATCATGTGAAAATTCATATCGGTCATTATATAATAAATTTAGTGTAGCTTCATTTCCAGCAACTGGGGCGAATGAACCATAACCATTAATTAGAGACCGCGAGACGAAATTAGCATTAGCTTCAAGACCAATAATACATTTCGAAACAAGGCGACCATTTCCACCAACATTAAATACAAGGTTGGTGAAATCACTTTGAACCCCGGTTCGTTTCGCTAATGTATATTCTTTAAAACTAAACGAAATGGATTTATTCTGGTCTCTGTATTTTTCCATAACTTCACCATCATAACTAATACTATCATAAATCATTTTTAGTTCATTCTGGTCTATTGCGTATGATACGGCTTCCGTTCCCGTAAGATTAGTACAACACCTTTGAGATTGATTATTAACTCCATCAGCAATACTCGTAAGGGGAGGAGTGAAAGTTAGTTCAACAAATATCGGTTCATCAAGCATATATGAGGGAAGTTGGAAAGTTTTAAGCATACCAAAAAGATCACTTAAATATATGGAATATACTGGACTTTGTTTAATAGTGTCAGCATCCGTAGCATCTATTTCTTGGAATTTATGTAAAAATACACCTTGCGATGCGCCAGTAAAATTAGTTTCAACACCATTATCAATCCCAACTCTATCAGCATATAGAAGGTTTGTCATGTCACTATTTACATTTTTATGTGCGATTGCCCGCTGACTTAAATATTGTTCTCGTTCTTTATTATTTTCATTAGTTATAAACAGAGACGAATATGCGTGGAGGTGGGAAAAATCTTGGGTCTCGCTAATCGTTCGCTGACCGACTTTAAGAACGGCACGCTGAATAAGAGAACCAACACCAATATTAAGGGGGAAGTAAGCTTTCGCATTTGTTAGAGGAACAACCGAAAGAGCAATTTTGGAATTACTATGGAGAAAACCAACTCGTCGGTCAAGGGTAAATCGTGCGAACGAATCACTCACAACAGATGGCTCAATGATGTCGGTGGTTACAACTTGCGCCATGTCGGTCTGGATTTCTCCAAGTTTCATAAGGTCGGGGATTCTATCATTGGAACTCATTTTATATATATATAATATAATATATATTTTAAAATAAAAAAAATAATTATAAAAAATTAAAAAATGTTTAGAAAATAAATTTAACATTTAACTTACAACTTGGATCATTCCATCTTTCCAAGCAATCGTATTTTTAGATTTTACAAATAGATATGCAGAGTTAGGGTTTCCATCAGTTAATTCATTTCTCATTTGAATACTAAATTGTTCGCTCGAAAAATCAACACCATCACTATCAAGCATATCATAAACAACACCAACACCCCACATAGCACCACCGAAAGGCATTACTTTATATCCATCAGCCATATTATTATTAATAGTATATACGCGATTGGAATTCTGGGGACAAATATTAGACCTTACATGGTGAGATTCTGGAACAATCGAAGACATAAACGATTTAATGACTTGGGGATCAACGCTTGGAGTTCCGCTGTCTAAATCATAATTCGTTTCGGTTTCAAATGCCGCCGGGAATCGCATTCCATTTTTTAAAAACGAAATTTGAGAAAGGTTGGCGAGAGCGCCACCAGCAGCATCACCAGCACCAGAAGGAGCAACAGCGGGCATATAAGTTAATGAACCATCTTGGGCGAGATTATTAACAAAACTCGAAGGAATGAAATTAACAAATGCCGCTAATACTTTACTTAATCCAAGGCGGAAATTTACAATAGAATTAGTAGATTCGAGAGTTGTAAAGTAAGAGGTAATTGAGTTAAACGAAAACGCACCACTCATAGGAAGCATAGAGGCCATTTCATTCGGTTCGGGTTCATAGATTTCACACATTAGTCTAACATCACTTAATTCATAAAAGCAATCTTGGAGATCAGCCAGAGAACCAGTCGCAGATTCACTATAAAAGAAAGCAGAATCGGGAGCAAGGGAAAGTTCAATATCAAGAGGTAGAGAGTTTAGTGGGACTTTATTTCCCCCAAGCGTCATACCGCAAGGAAGGGGAACACAGAAGGACGATTCACCCGCATTCTGTATAACAGACGATTTAAATGAAGCGTGATTATTAGTGATAAGGGCGCTTTCGCTCAAATGACCCATACTATCTTGTTTAGACGACATAACTGGAAGGTAGGAAGACATAAAGCGAGAGTAATGACGGATATGTTCGGCGACTTGTTTAGTTTCAGCGTGGCGAAAAACCACTTGATCCATAACACCATAAATTCCAAGTTTAGCGGAAGCAGTTAAATTCGTAGCAGTTCCACCAGAAACTGGATGAAGAGTTCCAGCAGCATCCGTCCAGATATTAATTTTACCACATACCCGAATAGAAGCCATATCTAATACTGCATTTTGTCGTCCAATCG